TTAAAATGAAAGCTAGAGAAATGCAAGAAGGAAAAAATCCTTTACTTTCTAGAAGACAAGTTCAAAATACAGGTGGTTTATTACAAGACGATAACAATAGATACGGAACGAAAGAAGGTGGTCCGGGTATAGAAGCCTTAAGAAAAGAAGCACCTGAAGTCGTAAAGCGTATGGGTTATGAACATGGTGGACCTCATTCTGATACTAGAACCGAAGATGAAAGACAAATGGATTATTTAGAAGCAGCATATGAACGAGCTATTGAGACAGGTCAAAAAGAAGATGCTCAAAATGTAGCAGATCAAATTGATAGGCTTCAAACAAAAATGATTGAAGAAAAAGCTGAAGTAGATGATAGAATGAGAAAAGCAATTGGCGGTTCTCTTTTAGCTGATGATATGCCTGTAGAAGATCAACCGATGGAAGAACCTATGGTCGAAGAACCTATGATGGATGAGCCTGAAGAAGAGATGCTTCCAGACGATGAGATGGAAGATGAATACTTAGATTTTATTTTAGATGAAGCATTAGATAACGAAGAAGAAGAATATCTAATGTCACAGTTACAAGACAACGATAGACTTAGCGAAATATTCGATAAAGTCATAGACGTTGCACAAGAATTTGCTGGGTCTGGTCCTGTTGAAGGTCCGGGTTCAGGAGTCTCTGACAGCATACCCGCAAGGTTATCTGATGGAGAATTTGTCTTCACTGCTAAAGCTGTAGAAGAAATCGGAGCCGACAACTTAATGGCAATGATGAAAGATGCAGAAATGAAAGCAGATGAAAGACAAGGTTTAGCTGAAGGTGGAGAACCTGAAGAAGAAGAGACTGTTGTAATGCCGGTTGAACAACCTGCTGCTCAACAAGACATTCGTGTTACTAAAACAACCGTTGGTGCCGAAGCTTCACAGCAAGAGGTCAACGACTTAGTAGACGAAGAAGTCAAAAAGTCTATGCTTAGAGGGAGCAGAAACTTAGGCTAAACAAACTTAACGGTAGGGCTACCTTATGTCATAAGCACCCTATCATTTTTAAACCGAAAGGCTACCTTTGCAAGACAAGCCCTGCACAGTCGACACACGCAGCTACCTTGTTAAATGAAAGCCCCCGTAGGAGAAGAATATGACTACTGAAGTACATGAGGAAAATGCCAATCCTTACAACCAAAAAAAATCTTGGCACACGGATATAGATGAAAACTTTGAAGACGCTAACGGTCTTTACTTTGAAAAGCCAAAAGCTAAATCAAAAAAAGTAGAAGCTGTATCTGAAGAACCTGTAGAACAGGAAGCAACTAGGGATGAACCTTACAAGCGACCAGACTACAAGAAACGTTACGATGACTTGAAAAAGCATTATGACTCTAAACTAAATGAATTTAAGTCTAGAGAACAAGAGTTATTAGAAAAGGCTGCTGAAAACAGACCTCAGTATAAAGCTCCTAAATCTCCAGAAGAACTTGAAAAGTTTAGACAAGAGTATCCTGATGTCTACGAAGTTGTAGAAACTGTTTCTCACCTTCAAGCTGAAGAGAAATCTAAAGACCTGAAAGAGAAACTTGAAAGACTGCAACAACGTGAGCAAGAATTAATTCGTAAAGATGCTGAAAAGCGATTGATGGATAAGCATCCTGACTTTGAAGATATTCGCAATAGTGATGATTTTCACGGTTGGGCTAAAGAGCAGCCTAAGTCTATCCAAGATTGGGTATACAACAATGCTGACGATGCTGATCTAGCTTCAAGAGCTTTAGATTTATTTAAACGTGATATTGGTATGGATACTGTACAGAAGAAGTCAAATTCTAAACAGTCCAGAAAGTCTGCTGCTGATATGGTCTCAACTAAAACAACAACGGTTGAACCACAGCAAACGAAAATTTGGACAGAAAAGGAGATTGCAGCTATGTCTATGGATGAATTTGATCGGCACGAAGCCGAGATAAGTGAAGCCATGCAACAAGGCAGAATTGCAAAATCATAACTATTAACTTTATAACTTAGGAGAATATCAAATGGCTCAATATTTTGAACCTTCAACTGATACCGATGCTAACTTTGCAAACTCCGTAAGTGGACAGGCTAATAGTTTCTTCCTACCTTCGATTTATTCTAAAAAGGTTTTAAACTTTTTCAGAAAGTCTTCGGTTGTAGAAGCTATTACTAACACCGACTATGCCGGTGAGATTTCTGCTTATGGAGACTCAGTTAAAATCATTAAAGAACCCGTAATCTCTGTTTCTGATTATACCAGAGGACAGGATACTACGCCAACAAAACTAACAGACCAAGAACTTACTTTGGTTGTTGATAGTGCTAAAGCTTTCAAATTCATCGTAGATGATATTGAAACTAAAATGTCACACGTCAACTTCAAAGAAGTAGCTTCTAGTTCTGCTGCTTATGCATTGAAAGATTCTTTTGATGCTGCTGTTATCGCTAACATGTTTAGTGGTTTATCTGCTTCTTCACCTGACCATGTGTTAGGTGCTGACAGTGCAACTGCTTTAGCTGCTAACGTATATGACGGTGCTGGTTCTGTTGACATTGGTTTAACAAGTGAAACTGACCCACTTAACCTTATGGCTAGAATGGCAAGACTACTTGACGAACAAAACGTACCTGAAGAAGGTCGTTGGTTCGTTGCTGGTCCTGATTTCTACGAGCAACTAGGACAATCAAGTTCTAAACTGCTTTCTGTAGACTTCAACGCTGGTCAAGGTTCTATAAGAAACGGTCTAGTCTCAAGTGGAAAACTCAGAGGATTTGATATGTACAAATCTAACAATATCGCTGCGACTTCAAACGCAACTGGTAAAGTGTTAGCTGGACATATTTCATCTACTGCAACTGCTCAAACTATCATCTCAACTGAAGTCCTTCGTGACCCAAGTTCATTTGGTGATATCGTTAGAGGATTGCACGTTTATGGTTCTAAGGTACTTAGACCAGAAGCAATAGTAGGTGCTTTCTACTTAATCGACTAATTGTTGAAACTCGGGGGAGTCTTCGGACTCCTCCACTTTTTAAAAGGAATTTATTATGCATTGTGGAACTAAAAAAAGAATGAAAAAAGGAATGGGTGGACATTCTGATATTGGAAATGAAATGGCTAGAGGTGACTATGGTTACGGTGGAATGGCTAAAAAGAAAATGATGGGTGGCGGTAAAGTTAAACGAGCCATGTATAAAGACGGTGGTATGCCAAAAGCTAAACCCTGTTAATATGAAAGTTCAAGCACCCAAAGGCTATCACTGGATGAAGTCTGGTAAGTCTTATAAACTAATGAAAGACCCTAAGACAGGTTATGCAGCTCATAAAGGAGCTAGTAAATCTGCAAACTTTCCAATTCAAAAAATTCATAAAAAATAATGGCAACAACATACTTAGATTTAACTAACGAAGTACTAAGAGAACTCAACGAGATACCTCTTACTTCTGCAAACTTTGCAAACGCTGTAGGACTTCAACAGTTTGTCAAGGATGCCATCAACAAGTCTATATTCGATATAGCAAATGAAGAACCCCAGTTACCATTTTTTGCAGTAGGCGAAAGTGGTGCAACTGACCCATTCTACGGAAACGTGACCGTAGCAACAACAGCAGGTACTAGGTGGTACGAACTAAAAGAAAGTAGTTCAAGTGTTGCAGATGATTACGGTTCCATAGACTGGGATGATTTTTATTTAACCACGATTAACGTCAGTGGTGAATCAGCTCCTTTTATCTCAAAAGGTTTAAAGTTTTTAAACTTAGCTGATTGGAAAAGATATTACAGAGATAGTGAAAATGCAGACGATGCAAATACACAGGCATATGGTGAGCCTAAGTTTGTTATTAAATCACCTGATGCAAGGAAGTTTGGCTTAAGTCCAATACCTGATAAAGAGTACAACGTACACTTTTATGCGTTTGAAAAGCCTACAAAACTTGTAGCACATGGAGACACAGTTGTCTTTCCAGAACAATACACGAATGTCATAACTGCTAAAACAAGATATTATATTTGGCAGTTTAAAGAATCTCCACAACAAGCAGCTTTTGCTATGGATGATTATAAGAAATCGATGAGGAATATGAAATCTAATTTGATTAATCCTACTCCTCGTGCAATGACAGACGACAGAAGATACTTTTAATTTATGGCACGTTCACAACCTTATACCGTTGCATGTGCAGGTGGTTTAATCAAGTCTGCTAACTCAATAGACTTACTTAAAACACCCGGTGCAGCTAGAGAACTTAGAAACTTTGAAGTCTCTATAGAAGGTGGATACAGACGTATCAATGGTTATACAAAATTAGGTGGTGAAAGTGCAACGATTCCTAGTGGTAGCACAGGAACAATACATGGGGTGATACCCTATGCTGATGGAGTTATTGCTGCCATTAACAACAATATTTATTTTAGCCAAGATGGAATTACATGGTTACAAATAAATAAATTATCTGCTGGTGGTGGTGATACTTATGCTACCTTTACAGGTAAAGCAGCTTCGGTAAGAACTGGGCAAAGTCAATGTACTTTTGCAATGTTTGAAGGTGCTGGTCAAGATTACGGTAGGATAATGATAGCCGATAATTCTACTAAAGACATTTTTGTTTTTAGAATGGAAGGC